TATTTTAAATTATATATAGAAAATTCATTTGGTCTAGGAGAAGTATATTGCTGAGGAATAGCTGCAAATAATGTTACAGTTGATTCAGTATCTATATAACCTTTACTTTGAGTAGGATCAAATATTGGATCAAAACAATTAGATATATCCGGAACTGGACCAACTGGATTAACACCATTAGGCCCGTTATTTGGTATAGTTGTTATTTGATTCGGATCTTCATATATATTAATATCTGAAGCAAATAAACCATTACTTTCTAAAATTTCTTTAGCATTTTGTATAGCTAAAGAAAAACGATTAACTATATTTTTTACTACCCACCATTCATTAACAGGTCTTATATCTATTTCTACTTTTAATTCAGAATATTGCATACCAATTAAAGGTATAGGCGTTTTATTATTTATAGTTGACCATAAATTAATTGGTACATATAATTTTTTACCTCTAATCGATGGTTCCAACCCATAACGCATCTTTTCATACATTGATCCAAAATATGCTGCATTAGGATAATTATTATTTCTATTTTTATAATTTTTTGGATCATTTAAATCAGCAGTATTTCCTATCATTCTCTCAAATATTTTTTTTTGGTCATGTGAAAAATCACGTTGTACCATATTTAATAAATATTGTCCCGTAAATTCTTGAATTAATGTATCATTTGAATATACTCTTACTGATCTAATAATTTGAGCACCTATATTTTCTATCCACTTAAATTCAAATGGAAATACTCTATTAATCCATTTCATACCACCTGGCGTAGGAGTTTGTTCTCTTTGTTGTATACTACCTGTCCCTGGATCAACAAATACATTTGTAAATGCAAATTGAGTAGTACAATCACATCCACAAGCATAACAATTATAACTTGCTTCATTTACAAATGTTGCATATGATCCACTTGAAGGAAATGTTGTATCTAATTTTTCTGATATTTGAGTTCTACATGCCGAACAAAACATGGCTGGTACTCCTCCAAAAGAAAGAATTGGACTCCATATATTTGGTAAAGTAAATGAAAAATATAACTGATTTAATAAATCACCATATCTTGGTATTTTAAATTTATAAATTGTATTACTATTATAATTTAAACTTGTTTCACCTTCAAAATTTATTCTAAACTTTTGTTGCCCAAAATTTGTATGAGAAAGATAAGTTTTTTTGAAAAATGTTCTATTAGGTTGTCCTATTAATATTATAGACTCTTTTCCTTCTGAAATTATATTTAATAATCCTCCTGTCATATATATTCTATTTAAATTTAAATTTAAATTAAAATAGAAATTTTAATTATTTTTAAAATAATAATTTACCCATTCCTCCAGAAAATTCTAAAATATTATATCTTTCTTCCATAATATGTAAATTAAAATTATAATCAAAATCTAAATAATTTCCTTCATTTACTGTTACTATAGGTCCTCCTGGGCTAACATAATTAAAAAATGTTTTTTCATTATTTTCTCCAAATGCTTGTTCTCCCCAAGCATCATCTATATAATTTGGAAAATCTTTATTATAACAATCTAAATTTAAATCTAGCCCACCTACTTTACCACTAGCATTTGGTATCATTTCACGCCAAGGATTAATTGTTTCAAATTCAAATGCTACATTAGTAAATTTAGCCATATTCATCGAACCAGATGGTTGTAATTGTGTTATTTTTTCAATATTAAAACTATAATTATATATACCATCTTCTAAATCACCATTTAATATTAAATATTTCTCTATATAATTATTTATTCCTTCTGGAAAAATTGTTTCTCTTTCTAATTCATTACAATATAATCCCCATTCTGTCATTATTTCTTTTTGATTTCCTGGATGAATTGGTCCTGTTATATATTGTAAACAGGGATTATACTGTTCTTCTATATTATTTGTACAAGCAAAACCTACCGGTGTTATATATGGAGTCTTCACTGAATCTAAATCTACTAATGTAAATGACAAATCTAATGCTAAAATAGATGGATAGGGCATTTTATTTCTATATGCCCAATTACTATAATTTGACCATTCATTTCTTATTACGACATCACTTCTTTGAAAAAACCACATCCATGATACTGTTAACCCTGTCGCATTTACATTTTCTCTATGAAATCCTTGTACCGAAGGTATAGTTTTTTCAATTATTTGTTTTACTAAATATCTTTGGGGTAATCCAGCTATTTTTGTTCTTTCGTCATTCGATAAAAAGGCATAGGTACTATATAAAAATACTAAATTTTCTTTATTTTTTTGTGTGTAAAAGGTTTGAGCTAATTTTAGAAAATAATCTTGTTCAGAAATAAATACAGATTCAATATCTCCTTTATCATTTATTACTGATTCATATTGATTATATGATGTATCACCTAAACACCAATGATTTTCGGGAGGTGGTTCTACAAAAAAACTATAATTATATCTTGCATCATTCAAATTTGGTGCAATGAAGGGAGGATTATAATATTTAAAAATATCATCATTATTACAAGGAAGACCAGAAATATAAGATATATCACTTATAAATTTATCATAATAATCTAAATCTCTAATTACAAATAATTCACTAAATGGTCGACACTCTATATGTACTTCTAACCGTGAATAATATAAAGCTACCAATGGAATCGCTCGAAAACTAGAAAATGTTTCCCATAAATACAAAGGTATAAATAATTGCCGACTATTTATAGATGGTCTAATACCTTTACTCCAATCTATTCTATTTAATCCACCAAAAGATGCGTTTGGATAATTTCCATTATTATTTGAAAAGTTTGCGGGATCATTTAATTCAGGTATATTTCCTGTCATTTGATTGAATTGTTCACGCTGACTACTTGTTAAATCACGCTGTGACTTACAATATAAATAATGACCAGAATATTCTTGTATTGGTCTACCATCTATTAAATATGTTACTTTTCTAATTAATTGTGATCCTATATTTTCTATCCATTTAAACTCATACGGTTGACAATATGGATTTTTATCTGAATCTTTTGGTGTTGCTTCTCCATTTTCATCTAATGGAATTGGACGAACATATATTGGACTCCATATATCAGGTAAAATAATAGAAAAAAATGTATCCATTAACATATCACCATTAAAAGGTACTACAAATTTATATGTTGCATCTGCAAATAATGTTATTCGATTATTATTTTTATACGATATTTTAAATCTTTGAAGTCCAAAATTCGTATATTTAGCATATGTTTTTTTAAAAAATGTTTTTTGGGGATTACCATTTAATATTACATTAATATTACCTTTTGCAACTAAATTTAATAAACCTCCTCCCATAATTATATATAATTAATATATAATTAAGTATATATTTATATTTATAATAGTATATATATAATGGATTTTCGAAGTCATTTAAATTCTATAAAAAATAATTCTTGGAATATAGCTCATGCACAAGCTAAAAAGTTTTATAATTTACAGAGAGAAGACAAAATTAGATTTATTTGTCTATCTGTTATTTTACTATTAATCATAGCTATTATTTACTATATTCATAACAAAATTAATCTATATAATAGTAATTGTAAAATACTTAAAAAAGTTTATAATAGTACACCTACATTAATAGGTGTTGATAATAATTCTCCTTATCTTTTACGCGATTATTATATTAAGACTGCCTATAATGCCTGTGCTAGTGGTCAATTTAAAGCTGATTTTGTTGGACTATGCGCACTACGCACTTGTATTCAACAGGGTGCTAGATGTTTAGATTTTGAAATTTATTCTATTAATAATGAACCTGCTATTGCCGTTTCATCAGTTGATGATTTTACAATTAAAGAATCTTTTAATAGTATTTCTACCGCTGATGCATTCAATACAATTATGAATATGGCTTTTTCTGCCAGCCATTGTCCAAACCCAAATGATCCTCTTATATTACATTTTAGAATATTAAGCAAAAATGTACCTATGTATAATACATTAGCAACTCAAATAAGTAATATACTTAATTCAAGAATTTTAGGCGTAAATTATAGTTTTGAATTTGGTGGTAAAAATTTAGGAGCTGTTCCTATTAAAAACTTTCTTGGTAAAATTATTATTATTGCAGATGCTACTAACCCATTATATCAAAAGACTAAACTTGATGAATATGTTAACATGGGTAGTGGTGCTGTATTTATGCGAATTATGCAATATCAAGATGTCAAATTTACACAAGATTTAAAACTTAAAGACTATAATAAAAAAAATATGACTATTGTATTACCAGATTGGAGTGCTAATGATAGTAATCCAAATTTTAATGTTGCTAGACAATACGGCTGTCAACTTATTGGTATGTCATTTCAAAATTTTGATGCTAATTTAGAACATTATAATGCATTTTTTGATGGAGATAAGTCTGCATTTGTTCTTAAACCTAAAGAGTTACGATTTGTTCCATTAACTATCCAAATACCACCAAAAGCACCTCCTGCATACTCATATCAAGCTCGTCCAGTTAC